TTGCAGTTGGCAGACAGCGACTATCTGTATAACTTGGATGAGATCTTTGTTCCAAAGAGCAAAGAAGAAATCCTTGCAAAACTTCGCGAAATGTATTCACCAGATGTATTTGATGATTGCATGAACGGGTTTCCTGGGTTAACTAAGTCTGCTGTGCAAGGAGCCAGTTTAGCTGAAAGGTTGTCGCCGCCTGCAAAAGAAATTCAGCCCAAGCAAGAAATTGCTAAAGCTGTAGTTGCTCCTGTTGCGGTAGCGGCTATCGACATCCCCAAGGTTAATATCTCGGCCCCAACCACAGCTATTAACCCTCCAGCCGCAGTGGATCTAAGTTCACTACCTAAGAATCCTATGATGGCTGGTATGTTAAGCCGCGAAGAAGCTCAGCGGTTTATGTCACAAGAATAATAAAATATGAATATAGATGGCCTGTTAGGTGCAGTTAAAAAAAGTTTTGGCAAAACGTTCAAAACTGAAGCTGTGAATCTAGATCTAAATACCGTGGATAAGGAACTTCCTCCTACAGGTATTGTTCTAGATAACCCCCTAATGGAATATGCATTCGACCGTAGGTTTATGGCCTACGGTCGGTGCTATCTCGTTTACGGGAAGAAGGGCTGCAGCAAAACTACATTGCTGTTCGACCTTGCTAAAATATTCCAGAAAGCTGGAGGGTACATGTTCTGGATTGAGACCGAGAGTGCCCCTGACTTCCGTTATATGGAGTTGCAGGGAGTAGATCCAACCAAAGTCATTTATCATAATCCTCGAGGTATTGAAGAGGCTTTGACATTATGTAAAATGATTATCGAAAACTATAGCAAACACAGCGACGGAAAAACGCCTGTGCTTATTGCACTAGATTCGATTGCTGGTGGTGCTACTGACTACGAGCGAGATCAGGACGTGATTGGTCAGGCAAAACCTGGCGAGCATGCAAAGTTGATGGCTGCATTTTACCGTAGCATTATTCCTTACTTGGAATGTGAGAATATGGTATTTGTTGCCACCAATCAGCTGCGTGACCAGATTGGTGGAATGCAAGGGTTCGGAGCTGAAAAGCCTGAAGCTTTGCTTGGCGGTGACGCTCAACGTTTCAACAGTACATACCAATTCAAGGTTGCTCGTATCAGAGATAACCTAGAAGAGGATCATATGGGTGTTAAACGCAAGTCAGGTTCAACGCACACCATGACTGTAAAACGTAATAAACTAGGGCGTGAGGGTAACAGTCAGAAGATAGAATTCGATGTACATATCAATGGAGGTATCGATTGGTATTCTCCGTTAGTGCGTATGTTGGGTGAACATTACCCTGCTATAGTTGCAAAGACTGGTGGATGGTATACGTGGAAGATTCCAGATATGGAGTTTTTCCTAGAAACTGAGAATGAGCCTATCAAAGGTGTTATAGATACAGAGAAGAAGTTTAGAGAACAAGATCTAGCATTACTGATTAAAAGCAGTGCACAAGCTAAAGAAAAAATCAGGGAAGCATTCGGAATCCCTGACATGCCTCCGCCTGAAGTAGAGGCAGCTATCGCCGAAACAAATAAAGCCAGACGCAAGAAAAAGTCTGACCTTGAAGTTGAAGTTGAAAACAAGACAACATATGACTACAGCGCAGAATAACGATTGTGATATGCCTAGGTACACAACAGAGTACCATGAGGTATCCGACACGTTCATTAAAACAGACCACTTAAACCATAAGATGTGGGCCTGGAAAGCTAGACCAAAGCCTGTTAAACCTGTGTTCGCTGCAAAGAATGGTCTCACCATTCAACAGCTGCAGGAAGCAGGAAACAGTGTGAGAGTTAAACATCTCCGCTGGGCTCTATACCTTCCATTGTATGATGTGCCACGCAATTCTAGAAATATTGCTAGCAGGGCTTTGGTTGTACCGTCTACGTTTCGTAGTGATCCGATGTACATCTTCCTTCCTAAAGGAGGATATACGCATCTAGTTATCAAGCATAAATCAGGTAGATACATCTGCGTATCTAGCGAATGTTCAGAAGATGATACTTTCTGCTATGCTGCAGGCGTTGCCACAGCATTAGATAGATTGACTTCTACGGAAATCAATTTGCTGATGACTTAATTAAAGCTTGTCTCAGTATGTCTAGTGATTACTTACAAAAATTAGCGGAAGTTGAGAAACTCATCGCAAAGATGGATCTTCCAGCTTATCGGAAAACAGTCAAGCATAACGACGATGCAAGATGGTTAAAAAACAACCTAACATTAAGAAATGCCAAGCACAAAAATTACGAAAAAGTAATGGAGCTGCTTAATAGCATTGTCTAGCCTAACAGGCCTAGGTATGGTCCGATCCTGTACCTAGGCACACATAAATTATGATATACATAGGAATAGATAACGGAGTAACCAATAATGGTATAGGTGTGGTGAACAGTGAGGGTGTTGCTAGCCTATACCCTCTACCTGTTAAAAAAGAGTTAAGCTACACCAAAGAAGCAAAACACATAACCAGGATAAACTTCAATGATTTGTGTGAATTGTTTGAAAAGCTGCGAGCGCTATACCAGGGCACTCAGTTTATAGTAGGATTAGAGCGACCTATGGTAAACAGTACCAGATTCAATGCTTCGTTGTCTGCTGTAAGGGCACTTGAGGCCACGCTGATTGCTGTGGAGCAGCATCAGTTCCGTTATGAGTACATTGATAGTAAAGAGTGGCAAAAACACTTATTACCCACAGGTATCAAAGGTAGCGACGAGCTCAAAAAAGCCAGTCTAGATATAGGTAGAAGGTTGTTTCCGCAGCTAAACATCAAAAAAGATGCAGACGGGTTACTGATTGCAGAATTCCTACGAAGGAAGAATCAGAACCTATTAAAGACAGGTAAAAATGTTGCAACTTAATTTTATTACAGGTTATGATGGCTCTCCTGTAACTAAATTTAAAAGTCAACTAGAACTGTGGGATCTAGACTCTAAGCAACCTGATGCTTGGAGATATTCGACAGTAGAGAAATTCTTCAATGAGATGGACTACTCTGTAGTACCAGCTTATTTGGATTATTGGGACAGTATAACCCCAAAGAATGATAGCGAGATACTTCGGCGATGGTTGTTCGCTTTTATGAGCGTACATACCTCCTGGAAATCTAATATCGTAGGATATCAAGCAATCAAAAATTGGTGGCGTTGGATTAATAAATGGGACGACCTACTAGAAGCCATACAAGGCAGCAGAGTAGGTATGCATAACGTACGAGTCAAGTTTATATCAGAGTTCACGCATAAGTTCTGGGAAAATCCTGAAGCATATAAAAAAGTCGATGGAGAATCCTGGGTTGAATTTAGAAATAGACTGAAGCGCGTAACGTTAGGCTTAGGACCAGCAAAGACGAGTTTTGCGATAGAAATGTGCTATCCTACCCAGGCAAAACTCACATGTTTAGACACTCACATGTTTCAGGCTTATGGTCTGGATCAGGTAAAAGATGCCAAACAATATGAAAAAATTGAAAAGCATTGGGTGGACATGTGCACGATGTGGAGAATTCCACCATACGTTGCTAGATGCATATATTGGGACGTAAAGCAAGGATATCCAGACAGTCGGTACTGGAGTCAAGTGTTAGAGCAGTAAAAATAAAAAAAATAATAATATTATGAAGAAATCATTCGAAAAAGAAATCGTACAAGTACTCAACAACATGGTTAAAGCAGGTATTGTTTTGGCTAAAAAGCTGATTAATGGAGAAACATATTACAGTTTAGCAAACACAGCACAGGTCAAAACAAAACCAGTAGCGATTGCCTGCAAAAGGAATCAATCTGAAGCTGCTCGCAAGGCTTGGGTAACTAGACGTAAGAATGCTGCAATTAAAGCAGTACGTAAGTCTGCGGCCTGTAAAGCGGTTAAAACTAAGCAAAAAAAGAGGATGTGCAAAGCTAGCCGCTCACTAGCTGCATATAAAGCATGGGATACCCGTAAAAGCCGTAACGCAGTTTCTAAGTAATTAATATGACTACAGAAGATTACGATTTCGAAAAAAACTATTGGGGGGATTGTTGTAATACATACGAGGAAGATAGAAAACATTACATATATGCAAAATATATGGGACTTAAGCCGCAAGGCTGGTCCTTCATCCTTAACAATTCCAGTGTACTAGATATCGGAGGCGGTCCTACCTCTATGCTGCTTAAGTGTAAAAACTTAAAAAAAGGAAAGGTGATAGACCCTATCAGCTATCCGCAGTGGACTATTGACCGCTATGCATCCAAAAAAATAGACGTAGGCATCTACCCAGGTGAAGATGCAGACGAAGAGGGGTGGGATGAAACCTGGATTTATAATTGCCTACAGCACACTATAGATCCGGCAAAAATCATTGACAACGCGAAGAAAGCTTCTAAAGTGTTAAGGATTTTTGAGTGGGTGAATATACCTGCACATGACGGACATCCACACATGCTGACCAAAGAAAATCTGGATAGTTGGATAAATGGTACATCGCCATCAATGACGGCGTACGGCTATTCAGGTAACTTGGTAAGTTTGGCCGAAGGCGGCTGTCATGGTGTTGCTTACTATGGCGTGTTTAACTTACAATAGTTCTTTACTTCATTGTGAGTTTTAGAAATAATTCAAATATGTTAGACGATGATGAACACGACCGCTGGTCTGAAGAGGAGGATTCCCAGAATGAAGAAGCTCTGGAGGTCCAAAAAATGTTGGCTGCGGTAGACCTGCTAGCAAAGAAAGCTATGCGCTATCTTGAGCTTGAAGGGTTCGTCGAAAGGACCGATACTCCGGGAGTATATAAATATACGCCTGAGGGATTGGTGCTGGCACGTAAGCAGTACAAAGAGATGAAAGACCAGGGCCTACTATAATACGTTATAGCTGGTATGACTAGGGCACTAGCATAATAACTAGTGCCCTATGTCAACCGGAACATACTTAGCAGCCAGATATCTTCTACTTATTTAATCAGTATGTTCCATACCTTTTGTAATACATGTCACACAGAGTTTAAGTCAAAAAGTAGTAAAAGGTTGTTTTGCTCGCAGAGTTGTGCAGCAAAAAAGAACAATACACTACGAGAAAAAAAGAACAAGACTACTTGCGGATGGTGCGGTGTCGACATGTGGTTTAAAAAAGGTTCGAGCTTCGGTAGATATTGTTCAAACAAATGCAGTTCTGCTGAAGCTGCAAAAAAAGCTGTAACCAAAAACATAGAGCTACTGCAGGCAGGCAAACTGGTCTTGAGACCTGCAATTAAAAAAGCGTTGCTAGCTCTAGGGCTTAAGGAAATTTGCTCTGTTTGTGGAATACACTCATGGTTGGGGCAAAAGTTAATTTTAGCTTTGGATCATATTGACGGAGATGCCTCAAATAATAATATAGATAATTTTAGATTACTTTGTCCTAACTGCGACAGTCAGTCAAGATTTTACAAAGGTAGAAACAGAGGTAGAGGTAGGACAACTCTAGGTATAAGAAAACGTCAAAAACTTATTGATTCTTGTACTCACGATGGAGTAGATTAATTTTAACGCCTTGTTGACCCGAATTGGCTAAGGGCCTCGATTTGTAATCGAGTATGAAGGAAACTTCTTTGTGGGTTCGAATCCCACACAAGGCTCCAATTTTTTTAGACGTTAAGCATATGGGTATATTGAATAACTACGAACATAAGCTATTTTCGCAACACGGAGAAGACGGGATAACAATTAAAATAATTGAAAGCCTGTACACAGATCCCTATAATAAATATTATGTAGAATTTGGCGTAGAGAGTGGTACGGAATGCAATACCAGAGTTCTTAGAGAACAGTATAGTTGGACAGGGCTTATGATGGATGGTAGCCATGAAGACGCCAATATAAATCTTAAAAGAGAGCTTGTCACTAAAGAAAATGCTGTACAACTATTTCAAAAGTATAACGTACCAGACCATATTCATCTGCTGTCTGTAGATATAGACTACAATGATTTTTATTGCGTTAAGGAGATATTGAAACACTATACGTGTGATATTTTGATATTCGAGTATAATGGCACACATCTACCTCACGAAGATAAGGTAGTGAAGTACACTCGCACTGGAGGCTGGGACGGGCATAGTAATTATTTTGGAGCGTCTTTGTTGGTATGGAAGAAGCTTACAGCCATGTACGGCTACACATTGGTGTGTTGTGACTCGTCCGGCACAAACTGCTTTTTTATCCGTAACAATATGTTAAATCTTTCTGAAGCATTATACGCAGACGCAAACGATTTAACGCTTCTATACAAGTCGCCTACATATGGTCCGGGACCAAATGGAGGGCACAGTCAAGACACGCTTAATAGGGCGTACGTATCGTTTGAAGAAGCTATTAATATATAGTGCACTATGATTTCCTGGATACTAACATTTTTAGCTGTGTTTGTGATGAACGTATTCTACTCCTATTACATCAAAGCTACACAAGAAGATAAACCATTACTTGCTGGCTGCTGGTCAGCTATGATAAATTTGGTTGCGAGCCTTGCAGCTATAGGGTATATTCAAAACCACTGGCTGCTAATTCCTTCATGCCTAGGATCGTTTATAGGTACATGGGTAGGTGTGCGTCGTAACAATAAAATGCATACGTAATACTCACAACATATCAAATCCCGCCACTAATTTACGTACATGTTAAACAATTACACAAAATTAAGCAATGGACTCATCAAACAAGAAAAAATCTTTGATGCAAAGCAGAAATACGATGTAGAGTATATAGACAAAAGGTATAACGCTTATGGCAAGTTATCAGAGTACATGTCGTATCTGCGTCTAGGTTATTTGTTAGGTTCATGTGATAGCACCATTACATCTATACTGGATGTGGGTTACGGTAACGGAGATTTCTTAGATGCTGCAGCAAAAGTAATACCCAACTGCTATGGATTTGAGGTAAACGATTACCCTATACCTAAAGGCTGCACAGAAGTGTCAGCCATATACAACTTTCAATACGATGTAGTTTGTTTTTTTGATGTGTTGGAACATTTCGACGACATCTACGAAATAAAAAAATTAAACACCAAGTACATCTATATATCGGTACCTGAATGTCATTATTTGTCGGATGATTGGTTTTATGTATGGAAACATAGAAGGCCTGATGAACATCTATGGCATTTTAATAGGCAGTCTTTGGTTAATTTCATGACTGAGCTAAATTATAAAGTCGTAGCATTATCGAACATGGAAGACACCATTAGAAAAGGAGACGGGCAAACTTCCAACATACTTACAGGGTTATTTAAAGCTGTATGATCGTTATATCGCAGTCATGGGGAGGGTTAGGAGATAATTTACAGCTCAGTACAATACCTGAAGTAGCGCACGCACTGGGTATAGATGTATATGTGTCAAACTACAACACATATAGACATCCTGATGTAAAGAAGCTTGTATGGGATTGTAATCCTTACGTAAAAGGTTTCGTGGATGCTGTAGGTAACACAACATATATGAATGGCCACGCTGGGAACATTATACAACAGTGGGAACAGCAACTATTTGGGAGAGTTATTAACACACAACCCAAGCTTTACTATACCCCTAAAAAAATAGAGAAACTGCACACTGAAGTTGTCGTGGACTTCAACGCGCATTCAGCCAATAGCTCAGAAGCTGCGGCATCGATTATCTCCAAATATCCTGAAGCTTTATATGTAAATTGTGTTGCTCCACCCAACGCAGACAGTATACAGTCATCTGATATCTTTGAATGGGTAGATATCATCACATCTGCAAAAAAATTCGTGTGCCAACATTCTGGAGGTTCCGTAGTTATGGCAGCATACAATAAGGCATGTACGGTCTATAGAACCACGCAAGACCAACTATACATGTTTGATCTACATACATACATACAAGTTTAATTACCTGGGTAGTTATACCGTTAAGGAGACGGTCCAGACTGTAAATCTGGCGCTGTAATGGCTCGGTGGGCTCGATCCCCACACTACCCACCACTTTCATATGATTCCTCAAAAAGGAAAATTTTACTATATCGACTATACAGATAAAGATGAGCCGGAAGGCTCATATTTTGGTTTAGGTAGATGTGTCGAAGTATATGGTACAGATGAGCTAGGGAACCCTATTACTCCACTATATGAGTTCGAGCACCCAGATAAAAAAGGTAATATGATACTGAGTGTGTATTACGCTAACGAAATAATCATGGAGGCTAATAGACCGTAACGATGAATAATAAAAAAACAAAAAATAAAAAAGTAAACTGCGTGTATTGGGCAGACCGTGTGAAATCTTACAATGTAGCAATACCTGAGGGTAAATTCATTGTGATGGATTATGGTGAAGAAGACCGTGAAGTTTTCTGGGCTTCAGGTGTATTCCCTGTATCCGCACATACAGCAGAGTATAGCGCAGCAAGTGATGCTGTAGATGAATACATAGACGGCGTTTAATCTTATGCTATACAGTTCAGCAAAACTAATGGGAGGATTAGGGAACCAGATGTTCCAAATAGCTCATGCATACGCCCAAGCATTGAATGCTAAAAAAAATGGGGTTGATGTCATACCCAGGTTCGACATGCATGTGGCTTGGCTAGAAAAATTCCCTGAACGGCAGGCTGCAAATTACAAATCAAACATATTGCGTAATGTAGATTTTAATCCTTTCACAGTACCAGAATCTGGTGCACATGATTGGCAACAAATACATGAGGAGGGATTTCATTATAAAGAAATCAACCCTACCTGGGTAACGTCTGTAAAATTTAACGGATATTTTCAAAGCGAAAAATATTTCAAGGCATATCGTCAAGATGTGGTTGATTTGTTTGCTGCTCCTGAAGAAATAAAAACAAGTTTATTAGAAGAATTTCCTCAGCTAGTAGAAAATACAACAGCGGTATTTGTGCGTAGAGGTGATTACCTAAAGTATCCAGAAATACATCCACCAACAACTGAAGAGTATTTGAAGCGTGCACTCGAGATAAATGCTGCTACTAACCCTAAACATTATTTGATAGTTTCAGACGACTATGCTTGGTGCATTGAGACATTAGGGAAATATCTACCAAAAGATAAAATTACCAACGCTGTTTGTGCTGACTGGAAGCAGTTATGGTTAGCCTCCTTATGCTCTAATTTTATATGCACAAATTCTACATTTGGCTGGTGGTCAGCCTTCCTATCTAGCCATCCAGGAAAACAAATAATTTTTCCAGCTACATGGTTCGGGCCAAGCGGTCCACAAAATTGGCAAGATATTTACTTAGAAGATGGTATAATAATATGACAAGTACATTTAACTTTTTCGATAATGTGTACTGCGTTAATCTAGCTTCTAGACCTGACCGTTGGCAGGAAGCAACTCAAGAATTTGAGGCGTTGGGTGTAGCTAAATATGAGCGTATACCTGGTGTACTAGCCTCATCCGGCAGACTAGGCTGTGCTAAAGCAATATGTAATGCGGTAGAAAAAGCTTTGGCAGACGGATGTAATACAGCATTAATATGTGAGGATGACATATACTTCCCTAAAGGAAGTGAATATACAAACAGGAAACTCGAAGCGGCTTTATCGCAATTACCTGAAGACTGGGATGCGCTGTATCTAGGAGCCACACTTACAAACGAGTTTTATTCGCAACCTATAGAGAGATACTCTGCAGACCTTCTGAAGTTGAGGAGTGCATTTGCTATGCATACTATAGCCTATTCAAGAAAAGGATTACAGGCTTTGATGTACGGCTTCGATACAGATCAGCATTGGAGCGATAGTCTTATGGCTAAATATGGAGCAATCGATATTTACATGGCAAAGGATTATCTCTCACGCAACAACTGTTTTGTAACAAATGAGCTGCTTAGTTTTCAAAGACCAAGCCATTCAGATATTTGTAACAACTATCAAAACTACTTAGGATTGATGCAAAACGCATTTAACCAGTTCGTAGTTTAACTTAGCTAAAAACATGATAGAAGAACATGTACGATTGTACAAGGCATGCTCCTATGTACTACGTTCTCGTAAGTATAGAAGCATTTACGTAAACGTCAAAGACCAGCGAGAGCTGTTTAAACCATCTAAACAACACACTTATAGAGATATGTTTGGCGTGGAGGTAAGTGTAGAGATGACCATGACGTGCTACGGTAGAAGTCGAAGCATACACAAATGCTATATGACATGGATAAAGCATCCAACTAAAACAGGTAAGCCTGTAAGCACTATTGATATAAGATTACTGATGGATAGCTTGATAAATCATTATGATGGATAGTACACCGAAAGAATTGTGGCAGCATATAGAGTCGCTACAGACAGAGCTGATCAACACTAAAAAAGAACTGCATTTGACTGAAAAAAGAGTGACAGAGGCTTTGGCTTTGGTTAAACGTATAATCGATACAGGTGATACCTACGGAAGAGTAGAGTACCTGCAACTACTACAAGAAAAATAAATTATGGTCGACCCTAAACAATTTGACAGCACAATTAATCAGCCGGACTATTACAACTGGCATCCTACAGGAATATCCTGCATCGCAATCAGCGAACATTTCCCTGGAAACGTAGCCCAAGCGATTCAATACATCTATCGGGCAGGAAGAAAGCCTGGCGAGTCTGCAGAGAAAGACTATAGTAAAGCTGTGTGGTGTCTGCTTCGAGAAATTGAACGCTTGAACTACTACTCTAAATAATACCTATGCCTGCATCATACCAAAAAATAAAAGTAACCGAAGAGCTGTTAAATCAGTCACCTGAGACTTATTTTGTCTATGGAGATAATGAGAGCAGGCAAGGTACGGACGGAGCGGCTGCGTTACGCAACCATCCTAGAGCAATAGGCTTCATCACCAAAAGACATCCGTCTGTAAAAGCAGATTGTTATAAGCCTGATGAGTACGTTAAGCCGTTCTTTGAGCAGCTAGATCAATTGCATGGGATAATTAAAAATGCGCCGCATCAAAAGTTCTATATCAGTAAGATAGGTTCTGGTGCGGCTAACAGGTACTATATCTGGCAGCTAATCATTAAACATAATCTGATAGACTCTCTTGGTGAGTTCGACAATGTGGTGTTTTGTTGGGAAGAATAAATTAAACTTATGGAAAAATTAGCAGTAATTGCAAAAGTACTAGAATTGTCTCCTATCGAGGGAGCAGATAGGATTGAGCGTGCCTCTGTTCTAGGCTGGCATGTTGTAGCTAGAAAAGGACTATATAGTGTGGGAGAGCTGGTCGTAATGGTCTTTCCAGACTCACTTGTTCCAAAAGCACTATTAGATGAGACATACGTCGGTGATGAAAAGGTGCGACTTAAAACAGTTAAACTAAAAGGTCAGTATAGTGCTGGGCTACTAATACCATTACATGTATTAGATAGTCTTGCAGCACCAGCAGGTTCTCCTACACAAGAATGGGTGGAGGGAAATGAGGTCAGTGTACATCTTGGTGTAGAAAAATGGGTAGCTCCTGCTGCAAGTAATTTGTCAGGAAAAAGTAAAGGAAGTTTCCCTACAAGCATTATAAGTAAAACAGATGAGTTGAATTTTCGTAGTGAACCTAAAGCACTACAAGAAATCAGAGAATCTAGGTTTAATGGGCAAGAGTTCATTGCAACTCTGAAATGTGACGGCAGTAGTGGAACGTTTATTTATAAAGATGGACAGTTCAGAGTGTGCTCTAGAAACCTAGAGCTTGAAGAGACAGAGGGTAATGTTTTTTGGGAAGTTGCTAGAAAGTATAAGCTGGAAGAAGCATTGTCCTACAGCGGATCTGAACTAGCTATTCAGGGTGAAGTATGCGGTCCAGGTATTCAAGGAAACCCTATGAAACTGCAAGAGCTTACGTTCTTTGCTTTTCAGCTAAAAAATATTAAAACCTGGCAATGGTTGGACTGGGATTATACCAGTTGCTTCTGCAACTTACACAAAATTCCGACAGTCCCTGTACTACATAGATTCACTGCAAATAATTTTCCATCTAGTGAAGAACTTCAAAAGATGGCTAACGAAGCTAAGTATGATAACGGAAGAACAAACGCTGAAGGTCTGGTCATTCGTTCGGTAGTACCCATCAAGTCAGAAGTTTTGCAAAAATCTTGGTGGAGCCTGAAAGTAATGAATCAGCCTTACGACATGAAGAAAGGGTAGCAGCTTATGAGTCTAACACTAATTAAATTAACTGTATCTTATTCAGAACCACCTATCTATATC